CGAAGAAACGTGGCAATGATGGCGTGAACGTATACTAGGAGAAGTTATGGCAACAGGCATAGGTCATAAGAAGCATAAAGTGGACCTAGGTTCACACGGCTCCTTCGAAGTAAAGAAGGGTGGACTCCATGATGCTCTTGGCGTTCCCCGTGGACAGAAGTTGACGACTTCAGAGAAAGAACCTAAGCCGGGAGATAGCGAACACGTAAAGAGAATGAAGGCAAGTGCCAAAGGTTTTGCTTCGATGTCGCACTAAAGTTTTGAAACATCCTCAGGGGTTGCTCCCTGAGTTAGAGCCGGGAGTGCCCAATAGCCTCTCGGCTCGACCTACTATTGGAGGATATAATGCAAACACATTGTGAAATTTGTGGAACAGAAGTTGTACCTTCACCAAAACAAAGAGGCGGTGGTAACAAGAAGTATTGTTCACCAAAGTGCCGTCGTAAAAGTAGAGCTATGGCCGAGTCTTCTTGGAGAAAAGAAGATACAAAGAACAACCCAGACAAATGGAGAAAAATGGGCAGGGTACAAAAGTTAAAAAGTACCTATGGCATGACTTTAGAAGACTATGATGCCCTTGTGAAAAAACAAGAAGGTCTATGCCCTATTTGTCAAAAACCATTACCTACCATAGAAGAGGAGAATGGTAAGCATCCTCCTGTGGACCACAACCATGTTACAGGGAAGCCGTGTGGTGTTTTGCATAATAAATGCAATAGAGCACTTGGGTTTTTGCAAGATAGTTCAGAATTATGCCGCAAAGCGGCTGAGTACTTAGAGAGGCACGGACGCTAATATGGCAGACGACGTTTCACAAGTAACAGGGACATCGGCAGAGGGCAACAACAAAACAGAACAGCCTGAAAGCCCGAACAACAGCCCTCTCGGTGTGTATGCTCCGTTCCCTTATTCACCGGAGCCTTTTGCAGAGTTGTCTGATGGTGCTCGTCTTTCGTTGATGGCTCTTGATGATCTTTGCACCAAAGCAGATGTGGCAGCACGACGCCTAGAAGTTGAACAGGCTTGGGAAGCGTTGCACTTTGAACGTGGGTACCAGCACCTACTTCGCGGTAAGCGCGGAGGATGGGAACTCCCCGGTGGTGGGCAAGGAAAGAAAGCCAACGAGCGTAACCACAACAGCATTTATGACACGAACGTGTATGGGCCTAAAGGGGACATCATAGTCTCCGCACTATCTCGCGAAGTTCCGCAGGTAGAGTTCTTCCCAGCAAACCCCGAGTGGGGTCCAGACAAGATTGCGGCTGAGGAAGCTGACAGGTTCAAAGACATCTGGGCACGTAACAATAATTTACACGACTTGTTAGTTCAGTGCGCCAGAATCTTCTGGAACGAAGACCGCACCCTTATGTGGACGCGGTATGAACTGAATGGACAGAAGTACGGATTTGAAGAGGACCAAAATACACCTACGGTTCCGCAAGACGAGTTAACGCCTCCAGATGATGCACCAACAGGACAAGAGGGACAAGAGGACTTTCTACAAGTCACAGAGTCTGAGTCAAATGGTGGTGAGGAAATAGACGGTTTGCTTGCTGAAAGCGGTGTAGGAAACGGCGCAAAGAAACCACTCGGTAGGGAAGTGACCACAGTGCACGGGAAACTAGATCACAAAGTTCCCATCTCTGTTGACAACTTCTCCGAGATGCCATTCGTTCAACTAATGTTGGACTACGATGTGGCTCTGGTCCGTGGCATGTTTCCATGGATAGCCTCAAAGATCAGCCCCGGCAGTGATGGGGAATCATCTACACAACTTGATAGGATCGCACGAGAGAACGTACGCCAAGCCGTCCTTGGCGCATATGTAACTGGCGATTCCCTTAGCCGTCACTGTACAGTGAAGTACTCGTGGCTAAGGCCCTGCATGTTCCTCGACGTGTCCGTTAGCGATGAAGTCAAAGCGGAACTGATGGAAGCATTCCCAGATGGAGTGCTGCTGGCACGTGCAGGAAAAGAATACGCCTTCTCACGCAATGAGAAGATGGACGAGCACATCGTCATAGGCCACCCGTCAGCGGGTAAGGGCCAGAACCGAAGAGCGATGGGCACGGCACTCATCTCTGTCCAGAAGAGAATTAACGACTGGGTAGACTTGCTGGACGACTTCTTCAAACGAACCGTCCCCAAGAAGTGGATGAACTCCGAAGCGTTCGACATGGACGCCATCAAGAATGAACCCAACGTTCCCGGTAGCATCGGTCCCTTCTTACCACAGCCGGGACTAACTACAGAATCACAGTACATCATGGTAGAGCCTACTCCGCAGCATCAGCCTGCGTTGCCTGACTTTATCAAATGGTTCATCACTACATTGTCTGAGGAAATCTCAGGCGCTCTACCTTCTCTGTTTGGAAACAATACAGGTGAACCAACGGTAGGTAGCTCAGTTGTTCAGCGAGATCAAGCATTGCAGCGCGTCGGATGTCCATGGAATAACATTCAGGACATGTTCGCGCAAGCTGCTGCTCAAGCTGTGAAGTGTGCTGCCGAGTGTCGTGACGGTAAAGAAATTACCCAGAACCTGCCGGGGCGTGGAAACGTATCGGTGAATACGGCGAACTTGCTTGGTGGCAAAGTATTGTGCTACCCAGAAAGCAACCCGTCCATCCCAGAAACTGAAGAGCAGAAGTCCATAAAGATCACCAGTATGATCGACAAGGCTCTGCAAGCACCAGCCACACCTTTCGCAGCGTGGGTATTCAGCCCGTCGAACCTTGCAGAGACAGCAAGTGCTCTACGTATGAAGAACTACAAAGTGCAAGGTGCATCATCTGTAACTAAACAGCGATGTGAGTTTGAGAAGTTGCTACGCGGTGGGCCAATGCCTAATCCGCAAGTGGCACAGATGAAAGTTGGTCTGGAAGGAGTCAGCAGCAGGTTGCAAGTATCGCAACAGGCTGGACAGCCAATACCTCCAGAAGCTGAGCAGATGGTACAGCAGGTTCAGCAACAGATGCAGTCGTTGCCGCAGCTTGTTAGCACTATACCAGTTGCACAGGATGAGAGTGAGAATCACATTGTTGAAGCGAACGAATGCTTTGAATGGATGAATGGTACAGAGGGTCAGAAATTCAAATTCGGTAATCCTCAACAACAAGCAGGCTATGAGAACATACACCTGCATTGGACAGAACACGTGGCAATGGCAAAGAAGATCATGGCGCAGAATAAACCACCGGACAAACCACCGTCCGAGTCAATATCAGCAGACATCAGCAAGATGCCTCCTGTCGTAGCTGCACAATTGCTTGCCAAAATGGGAGTGCAGAGTACACCTGCTCTGTTTGAACAGCAACAGGAAACTGCATTGAACCATGCCGTGGCTAAGAAAGCTATACCAAAAGCACTGGAACAACCAGTAACATAATAATATCCAGCAACTTAGCGGTTGCTGAGTAGAGTTGGGAGCAGCCTGATACTGCTCCCTTCTCGACCTTATCAGGAGGCACAGTGCCTAACACAGACCCAAAGAAACACAAAGCTTATTGCAAAGCTTACAGAAAAAGAAACTTAGAAAAAGTTAAAGCTGACATCCTAAAGTATCACAGGAAACACAAAGTAGAACTAAAGATCAAAGCACAACTCAGGATGAGTAATGACCCTAATTGGAAAAAGAAACATTCCAAGCAGACTAGGGAGTGGAGAAAGAAACACCTACGGTTTTACGCGATAAGGGCGGCAGTTAGACGAACACGTAGAACTAAAGCAGGTGGTTCTTTTACATTGCAACAGTGGATAGTGCTCTGCAATAAGTATGGAAACGTGTGTCTATGCTGCGGTAAGCATAAGAAGCTGACTGCTGATCATGTGATTCCTATTTCCAAAGGTGGATCGAGCAACATCAGTAATATCCAACCCTTGTGTTTGTCGTGTAACTCTCACAAGCACACTGGGACAACAGATTTTAGAAGACTCAGAAACACACTCAGTAGCGCAAGGCGCTAAGAAGGACTCAATATGGCAGATTCATTGGTGGACTTCGCGAGTTTAGACGCGACAGTTCCAGCAGACTCAGCAGTAGACACTACAGTAGACACTACGGTAGACTCAACCGTAGATACCTCCGCTGTTGACTCAGCAGCGGACACTACAGAAGTAGATGGCGCTGCTGGAACTGAAACCGAAACAACAAATGCAGACGGTACGGATAAAACGCCCGAGGAACGAGAGGCATTCAAGACCGCAGCCGCTGCGAAAGTTTCATCAGACAAAGCATTAGAATCTACTCCAGCTAACGTTCGTTCTGCATTGAAAGCAATGCGTGATGCGGACCCTAAGAACGCTGGAGTGGTGAAAGAATTGCACGGCGCGTTTGAGCGGTGGAATGCTGCAAAGCAAATCTTCCCCAAAGGCGTTGCAGAGATGACTGAAGCCAAGGCGTTCATCGACTCAGTAGGTGGACCTGAAGGCTATCAGAAGATGCAA